AACTAAATAAGACGCGGACGCAGATGGTCAACCATCGGAAGCGTTACGCCCGCAAGTATTTGTACCATGAGCGGTCGTTCGGACCTGAGGGCCGTGAGGCTTTGGAATCCGACGAAGATGGCCGGTTCGTTCCTGTTGTGGACGAGAACCGGGATTTGGGCAGCGTTGTTGCACCGTTGCCGCAGGTGCCGTTGGCGCCGGAGATTTATCAACAGTCCAGCATTATTGAGGCCGACATCAACACGGTGTCGGGCGTATCTGAGTATGCGCGAGGCCAGATGCCGGAAACGCGCCGTACCGCTACGGAGGCGTCGATTATCGCTGACGCTGGCAATGCCCGCGCCAGCGATAAGTTGGCAATCGTGGAGTTGGCGATCAGCGAGGTCGCCCGCATGGTGATGGCTCTCGTTCAGCAGTACATGACCGATGCGCAGATGGTTCGTGTCACCGGCAAGGACGAGCAGGAATATTTCGTCGCTTACGAGCGGGACGACATCGTGGGCGAGTACGACTTCTCGGTGGAGGGCGGTTCCACGCAGCCTCTCAATGAGACAGCCCGGCGACAGCAGGCCATTTCGTTGATGAACGCTATGGCGCCGCTGATCGGCGTTGTTGTCGATCCGGCGGAACTGGCGAAGTATGTGCTTCAGTTTGGTTTCGGGATCACCGATGGCGACAAGTTCTTGATTCAGCAGCAGCCGATGGGGCCGGACCCCGCTGCTATGGGGGGCGCTCCGCCTCCGAACCCGATGGCAACCGGCGGCGTGGGTCCGGGTCCGGTGCCGGAGCAGGTCTTTGAGGCAACGGGTGGGGTGCCTCCTGAACTGTTGGCGCAACTCCAAAACCAAATGGGGTTAGAGTTGCCCAACTTGTAATGGGACAGACCGATGTCCCTTATAGGAACAACCGAAAGGATTCCGAATGATTGAAGCGACCCCAACAAGCGACAAGTACAGCGTCAAGATTGACGGCGAAGTACATGAAGTCACATTGGAAGAACTTCAGAATGGCTACCAGCGACAGTCGGATTACACCCGTAAGACGCAGGAGTTGGCAGCCGAACGCGAGAGATTGGCTCAAGGAGAGGCAATCGTCCAAGCATTAGAAGCGAACCCGCAGGAAGCAGTTTCGGCCTTGGCTGATGCTTTCGGGGTTGCGTCGGGCACCCAGATGAACAACCAGCAAGAGTTGGAAGAGGATTTGGACCCGGAAGAAGTTCGCTTGCGACGACTGGAATCTTCCATTGAGGAACATAATCGCGCACTTAGACAGCAGACGATGACGAACGAAGTAGAGGGTCTGCGGGAGAAGTTTGAAGCAGACATTGACGAACGGGAACTTTACGCTCACGCTCTGAAGCACAACATCGGCAATCTTGAGGCCGCGTACGCTCACATGACCTACGGGGATTTGAAGGAACGCGTCACAAACGCCGACATTGTGGATGAAAAGCGTGCGGCAAGTGTGGTCGAATCGACCGCAGGAAGTCCTGAATCGGTAGTGTCCAGCAATGTTTCTACCGCCGTGAACTCTCTTCGGGATGCTTTCGCTCTGGCGCAAAGAGAAATATCAGACAACTAACCAAGGAGACTAGATCATGGCTGCTGGTAACAGCGACTTCGATCAGATTCTCAGCACAACGCTGAAGAACTATGTCCCCAAGTTGGCGGATAACGTCTTTACCGCGCGACCGCTGTTTTATGCGCTGACCAATGGACAGACCATTCGGCGCATCAGCGGTGGTGCGAAGATTGTTGTTCCGATCATCTACGGGACCAACAGCACCGCTGCCTCTTACGAGGGTTCGGACACTATTTCCACGACTGCTCAGACCGGTATTTCGGCTGCTGAGTACGACTGGAAGCAGTACGCCGCTACCGTCACCATCACCGGTATCGAAGAGGCTAAGAACAACGGTGAGGCCGAGATCATTGACTTGCTGGAAGGCAAGGTCATGCAGGCCGAGGAAACCATTATCCAGAACATGAACAGCATGTTTTGGTCGAACGGCGCTGGAAACGGTGGCAAGGACTGGCTGGGCCTAAACGCTCTGGTCGGTACCGGCAACGATTCCGGTAGCGCCATTGGCGGCATTGATGCCACCGATTCCGACAACTCTTGGTGGAGGTCGACTCTCACCAATCAGGGTGGTGCTTTGACCGTTGCTGCTATGGCGACGATGTACAACAGCGTGTCGGTCGGTAATGATCAGCCGACCATCATCATTACGGATCAGGACGAGTACGAGAAGTACGAGTCGCTGCTCCAGCCACAGTTGCGGTACACTGATGCTGCCGTTGCGGACGCGGGTTTCCAGAACCTGCTCTTCAAGGGTGCTCCGGTGACGTTTGACAGCCACACGGACTTGGACGGGAAGATGTTCTTCCTCAACACCAAGTACCTGCGCCTCGTCGCTCATACCGATACGTGGTTCCAGCCGACGCCGTTCGTGCGTCCGACCAATCAGGACGCGCGCTATGCGCAGATCCTGTGCTACGGCCAGTTGACCACAAGCAACCGTTCCCGTCAGGGAATGTTGTATGGTCTTACCGACTAGCAACTAGGAACATAACTTGTCACGGGAATATGCCCTCGTTTACGGCAAGAATGCCGTTCTAGCAGGCTCGCACGGCTCCGCACCATCCCATTACGCTCCCGGCCAACGGGCCGGAGCGCGGATGGTTCCCGGCGTGACTGACAACTTGGGGGAACCTCCCGATTCTCGTGAAGGGTTTTGTTCCGGGGTGACCCGTCACGGGGCGCCGTGTAAAGCGCGCCCCGTGACCGGGTCCACTCTCTGCGTCGGCCACACAAGGCAGAGGGAAGCAACGTAGTGGCCTCCATGACCTTGGTGCAAATGCGCACGCAAGCGCGCTCTATTGTCGACATCGACAGTTCCGATATTTCCGATACCGTCCTGAACAACATCATCGGACAGGGCTTCGACGCCATTGTCCACAGCGAAAAGCGCTGGCCCTTTTTCGACGTTTCTACAACCTTTTCAACAAGCGCTGGCACGAAGGATTATACGACTGCCACAATTGGCGCTTCCGTTACGCAGGGTTTACGTGACATCGTTGCCTTGCGCAACGACGATCACGTATTGAAGTACATCGGGAGTGATGACGCCGACAGCAACTATCCGCTGAATGTCTCTTCGTCGGGGCAGCCGTGGGAGTGGAGTTTCTGGAATGACACGGTGCGCTTCTATCCGACGCCGGACACCGTCAAGACCATCTATGTCCGCGCCATTCGCAATGCCACAGATTTCGGGAGCGGCAGCAGCGATAGCGCTACCCCCGATCTGCCCGATCCGTTCCATCCCGTACTTGTGACCTATGCGATCAGCAAGTGTTATCTCCAACAGGAAGATCCGGTGATGGCGGAACAGTATCAGCGCAGTTACTTGATCGAACTTGACAATGTGGCGCGCAGGTATGCTGACACGCCCGCGCCTCAGCCTCTGGTGGCGAACAGCCGGTCGTCTACCCGCTATTTGGCGGGGATGGGTCGGCTGCGGTACGCTAATACCGGCGGCGTAGAGTGGTAGCGGGCTATGGCCCGCAGAGAGTTCAAACTAGAGGTATTGGAAGCCTTTACCGGTGGATTGAATTTTCGATCCGATCAGTTCAACCTTGCGGAGAATGAGTCTCCCGATTTGTTGAATGTGCTCGTTGATCCGCGCGGCGGTATCCGCCAGCGCGACGGCGTGGACCGGTTGAACACCACCGCCTTGAGTACAGACATCGAAGGCATTTGGGGGTTCTTCACCGACGGGGGTACCGCTCAGGTGATGGTGAACTACGGAACCGCTGTGGCTTACGCCACTTCAGGCAACTTCACTGATATTACTGGCATTACCGCCCGTACTGCCGGGAGCCGCGTATACGGCATGACAATGAACAATGTCGCCTACGGGGTTTCGCGCGACAAGCCTTCGTTCCGGTGGAACGGTAGTGCTGCGGCTGATCTGGGCACAACGCTGGATGGTTCTGCCGGTAACTTTCCGCAGGCACAGTACATAGCGTTCTGGAACAACTTCGCTTGGGTGGCGGATACATACGAGTCTGCTACCGACTACAAGTATCGTGTCCGTTGGAGCAACGCGAACGATCCTGAGAAGTGGGCTGCCGCCGATTATGTGGACATCGACAAGGGCGAACACGGTGACTACATCACCGGGTTGGTTCCGGCGGGCGACAAACTGCTGGTTTTCAAGTCCAACAGTGTCCACGCTATTTACGGATGGGATTCTGATTCGTTTCAGGTCGTCAACGTAACCAACGATGTCGGCTCCATCCCGCTGTCATCTCCTGTTTCCACGACGTTCGGAACCTTTTTCTGGTATGCCAACAACGGCGTTTACGTGTACAACGGGCAGCAGTTCGTATGGTTGTTCGCCAAACTACAGCCAGCGATTGATGACGGGCGCATACGCAACCTAGACACCAACCCGCCTCAGTTGGCGTGGGGTAACAACAAACTGTACGTATCCGTGGATTGGGTGGAAGGCGGCGTTACGGCTCGCCGCACTCTGGTTTATGACCCGACTTTGGGGGAAGGCGGGGCGTGGGTCGCAACTGACATCGACGTGGGGCCGCTGTACGCGTTCAAGCCTCCGAACGCCACATCCACTGTTTACGGTGGGTGTGTCGCCAATACTGGGATTCTGGTTGATGTGGAGGATGCCCAGAACCGCACCAGCGACCGTTACGTCGGGAGCACCGAAGCGCATATTGAATCTTATTTCGTGACCCGGTGGGTGACAGGACGGAATCCCATCGTGAAGAAGCGGTGGGGTCGCCCCCGAGTGGTGCTATCGGCGGAATCCACTATTACGCTACCCATTTTGATTTACAAGGATTTCGACAAGTCGGAGCAGTCGAACTCTTTCAACCTGTCCGTTACTGGAAAGGTTTCTCAATCCCGCTGGGGAACGGCAAAGTGGGATGATGCCGACCCGGATTCGCCATATGTGGCCGAATGGGATGCCATAGCGGCTGATTTGACCGCAAATGTACAAAATCTGCCCACACTTGGGACAGGACGAAGTATTAGTATGAAGGTCAGCGGGCCTTCTACAAATAACCATTGGGAAGTGAACGCTTTAGCGTTCACGTATACGCCAAGGAGACTCAGGTAAATGGCAACTCTCGCTGTTACAAACTCGTTCTCCGCAGGGACGACAATCGTCGCAGCGGATATGAACACCAACTTCGACGATATTGAAGCGTTTGTCAATACCACACCGGGTGTTGTACAGAAAGACATTGTTGACGTAAAGGGCGACCTGATTGTCGCTACTGACGCTGACGCTGTAGCGCGTCTTGCGGCTGGTACGGACACTCACGTTCTTACCGCTGATTCTTCGACGGCTTCTGGTTTGGCATGGGTTGCGCCTACGACGGGTGATATCACCGCCGTTGTGGCAGGCACGAACATCAGTGGGGGTGCGACCAGTGGGTCGGCTACCGTAAATCTGGCGATTGACGCTGCCGTGGATGTCGGGGCTGACGGATCTGGTGTTGACGTAAGTTTCCATAGCGGAACTGCTGGCGATCTCATGTTGTGGGATGCCAGCGACAAGGCGTTGGAGTTCACAGACGCGAAGATCACGATGGGCGACAACCTCATCGAAACACCGGAGTTTATTGATTACGCCGAATCGGTCAACGTCATTGGCGGTACCGGTGGGGGCACACAAGATTTCGACATTGCTTTGGGCAATGTCCACACGGCAACAGTTGATACGTCAACGAACACATTCACGTTCAGCAACCCATCCGCTACAGGCAAGTCGTGTTCGTTTACTTTGATCCTGACCAATGGTGGATCGCAGACGGTGAACTGGCCCGGTGCTGTTGATTGGGCCGGGGGAACTGCTCCGACGCTCACCGCGTCGGGTGTTGATATTCTTACGTTTATGACGATTGATGCTGGGACCATTTGGTATGGCTTCTTGGCCGGATTGGACATGCAGTAATGCCTCTAGGTGCAGCCAAAGTTGGATTGCTCGCAGCAGCGGGTTCTGCTGCTGGCTTGACGGCGTTTGGTGGGATCATCACGCAATACACCGACTCTGGTACGACGTATCGGGTTCATACGTTCCGTGGTTCAGGCAAGTTTGTCGTGGTGGCTGGTGAGTCGGATGTGGATTACCTGATCGTCGCAGGCGGGGGTTCCACGGGCGGCGCCTATGGCTCTACAGGCAATAAGTATTCCAGTGGAGGCGGCGGTGGCGGCGGCGTCCTGACGGGTACAGGCGTCGCCGTGAGCGCAGGAACGTACACGATCACTGTAGGCGCTGGCGGTCTAAGCGGTAACGGTTCAAGCAGCGCGACGGCTGCCGAGGATAGCGTCGCTCTGGGGTTCACAGCGACCAAGGGGGGCACGGGGGGTTCTACGGCGGGAGCGGCTACAAGTGGCGGGTCAGGTGGTGGTGGATACGGCACCGCGACGCCGGGGAGTGCTTCTGGTGGCGGTGGAGGCGGTTTTGGCGGTGTGGGCGCTGATAGCAGCGGAGCCGCTGGTTCAGCGGGTGCTGCGGGCACAGCAGGACCGCCCCGTCAGGGGTATGACGGTGGCGCTGGAGGCACCGCCAGCGACTATGGCGGTAACAGCGGTATCGGTGCGACGGGTTACGGGATCACAGCAACGACTCCCTACTACGCAGCAGGTGGCGGTGGTGGTGGTCAGGGTAGCGGCGTCGAGGGCGAAGAAACGAGCGGTAGCGGAACGATCGCCCACTATGCGGGCGGCGGCAGCGGTTTCGCAACGGCGTTGGCGACGACCCATTACGGGGGTGCGGTGCCGAACACGGGAAGCGGCGGTGGAGGCATCGGCGCTATGGGCCACAACGTCTATTCTTCCGGCGGTGATGGCGGTGCGGGCATTGTCATCATCCGATACGAGGTGGCCGCATAATGGCTGATCCCGCATACATCGTCAACGGTGTTCTCACTGACGGTGAGGCGTGGGTTGGTATCGGTTCCCACGACTTCGTAGGTTCAGAAACTTCACTGACTATCACATCAACTAATGACGGGCAGGTCGGGGACTTTTCGCAATACATGGATCTGGTGGTCATCGCTTACGTCCGATTTAGTTCAGGCGGTACAACGGATGGCACCCTGATTTGTGAACCCAACAGCGACACCTACACGGGCAGCAACTATCAGTCGCAACGCTTCGACGGGGACGGCTCGTCGGTTACCGGTATTGGTTGGGGTGGCTATATGTTTGTGGGTATTGGGTTTCCAGGATCGACTGCTACTGCGAACATTTACGGTGCTGGGATACTCAACATCTTTGACATCAACTCAGGGAAATACAAGTCGGCGGTTTCTTGGGCTGCGGGCGATCAGGATGGTTCTGGCACCGTTGGGCTGGGTGGCAGTACTTGGAAGAATCGGTCGCCTGTTACTTCAACACACTTTCGGGCAAGTAATAACTACACGTTTGCTGCGGGTTCCCGCATAGACCTGTTCGGCGTGTTGCCAAGGATGGTTTCCTGATGGCTGTGATCGAAGCAATCGCGACAACGTATTTGGAGGCTGATGCTGCGACGGTGCTATTTGACGACATCCCGTCCACCTATGAGCATTTGCAACTGCGGATGTCTGTCCGCGACACGGCAGCGGGCACCGCTGCGTCCATCTACATAGAACTCGGAGGCACAGGCGATTCGCCTGTTGACACGGGGGCGAACTACTCACGACATTACATGAAGGGTGAAGGCAGTTCGGTGGCGGCGAGTTCTGGGACAGGCAATAACAACGTCTGGTTGGGGAAGTCCGCTGCGAGCGGATCTCCTGCGGCTGAATACAGTTCAATGATTATCGACGTTCTTGACTATGCCAACTCAAATAAGAACACGACGATTATGGCTTTGAATAACGGGCTGCCTGAATCAATCAGTTTCAGGAGCGGCCTGTGGGACGACACCTCTGTCTTGAACGCCATACGGATGGATGCAGATTCAAACTTTGTGCGTGGTTCTGAGTTCACCCTCTACGGATTGAAGTCTTCCTGATGGCTGCTTTCACTGTTATCGACCACCAAGAGTTGGGTGCTAGTGCGTGGTCGCCCAACGCCTCCACTGACATGACGATCTGGCAGAAGGGCAGCATCCCTGCCTCATACGACCATCTGATGTTGGAGGCTTCGATCAGGAGTGCAGCGTCGGCTTACTGGCAGAACTTGTGGATCAGGGTCGGTGGTGTTAGCGACAGCGGGTTGGACACGGGGGCGAACTATTCAACGACTTACCTGTCCACCGTCAACTCATCTAGCCCCGTTAGTAGTCGTGCGACAGGGCAGACGAAGTGGGCGTACCAATACATCGCGGCAGCGACGGTGCTGGCTGACACGTTTTCCACGTTGAAGATTTGGATTCCCAACTACTCCAACACGGCGAACTTCAAGCAGGCCATTATCCAGACGGCGGTTGAAAACAACTCCACAACTGCCGCCCAGTTCAACGTGACCCAGTGTGCCGTGTTGTGGTCTGACCTAGAAGCGATCACTGATATTGGTGTGTCGGAACCCAACTCGGGAATGATTGAGCATTCTTCGTTCACCCTCTACGGCGTCACGGGCGCATAGGAGTATAGAAATGGCACTACAGAAAGTCGTCAACGGGGTCTACATCGACCTCACGGAAGCGGAGATAGCGCAGAGGGCCGCTGACATGGAAGCGCACGATCTGGACATGAACCATGTGCGGGGTCAGCGTGACGGCCAGTTGCGTGGCTCCGACTGGAC